TAGTCGGGAGTGAAAGTAAATATCTTTGATTGGTACACACGGTCATAAGGGCCGAAGATAGGCATTGCCCATTCGACATCATCCCCATGTGCTTTGTGCCATGCAGCTAACTTCATTAGCGCAAAGTTTGGGAAGTTGTGACCATCAACATCAACGAGACCTATCTTATTCATTTGCTTTCAATTTGTGAGCCGAGTACCGCTGCAATAAAGTCGTTTATATCCATGTAGTCAATGCCGAAGTTTTCGGCAGTACGTTTGTCGCTATCGGAGAATTGTCCGGGCTTGCCGGAGGCATCGCCAATCATAAGCATCTTTGATTTGGGGAAGCGACTGTTAATGTCAGTCCATTGGCTCAACATACCGGGGTTTGGTTTTCTACGAGGGTCGGTTTTGTCATTGCTCTCACAGAACGTTTCAACACACGTAACATGGGTGTAGTCTGTAATGGCTTGTGTGACATAGAATAGCTTAGTCTTAAAATCGCGACTCGTAAGGAAGTCTTTTTCAATACCACCTTGGTTTGATACTATAAGAAGGTACTTTGGCTGCAATAGCTTGATAGCTTCAAGGGCATCCACGTTAAACTTCATATCCCATATTTCTTTGGGAAATGTCTCGCCACTCATTGTATTGATTAATGTGCCGTCGAGGTCGGCAAAGATTACATTATACTTTTTCATTTGCTTCACGTTGTTTACTATAATAATTTTTGCTGTTGAGCATTATCAATGTGCTTCTAAACATTGAGACAGACTTATTCGCTAACCGATACTCGTTGTAAAAGAGTCGGCTACCAAGCCGACGCCCCAATTTGTAGCGGTCCGGAATCTTCTTGTCCGCTAACATTCCTTTTATCTCTAACTGTTTCATAGACGTGCTATTTCGTTTTGAAGTTTAACAAGTTCCTCTTCGATTTCCTTCTGAATTAGGGCATCGTGTCGGTCAAGAATTTCTCTAATAAGAGTCATTTCAGACATCTCGTTCCAAGACCAAATTACTCCATAATCAATTCTTTCGTAGTACGTGAGGCGATGAGTCCTTTCCTTGAGGGCTTTTAATGCCATCATGAGAGCGTTGATTTTGACGTGCAATTCAACAGCTTCGAAAAACGTTTTATTTTCCATGAGTAATCCTTTCTTTTAGACGTTTCAGTTTGGCGTTGAACCACGTTTGTACAACCGGCATACCATAAGCCTCAGCCATTTGCAGCACCATGATGAGCACGTCTGCAATCTCTTCCTGCACGTGAGGAATAGTGTCACGCCCACGAGCAAGTTTGCAGAGTGCATCTTGGAGTTCTGCCATTTCCTCAAAGAGCATTTGAGTCTGTGCTTTTTCTCCGTAGGTGCAGATAGCAAGTTTCAGAATGTCTCTCACTTCTTGCAAAGTGTAGCATGGAATGATACCATCCGACTCTGAGTTGTTATCCATATCAGTTGGCCTGTGTTAGTTTATTATCCACGATAGTGACAGCCAACTTGACGGCTGCGAGAATGCCCGGGTCGCGTTGCATCTCCTTGACGAGTCCCATGGCGATGGGCAGAGTGTTGCCACCGGAGAAGGATGTGCATTTGCCGTTGGTTGAATCGGTTGCATTGCCGATGATAACGAGGGCACCGAGATTGCCATTGCCTTGGTTGGCATCAGCGAGAAGAAGTCTGTGCAGACGGTTGATTGTTTTTTGCATAGCTAATTATTTATTTAGTTGTTTATTTTTGATTTAGTATATCACACAGTTCTGTTGCGTTCCATTTGTTTACATCGTCCTCATCATCGTCATAGACCTTGATAACCGTTTGGAATATCAAGCCCTCTTGCGTTGACATACGATATACAGCCCACTTGCCGAAGTCCTCATGTCCTTCGCTTGCGATGCGGCCGATATGATAAGAACAGGCGCAGTCCTTATTGCTTTCGCGATAGCACATAAGCCGGTGCTTTATCATCTTGTTTTCGATGTACAAGCAGAAGTTTGTCTTATTCGCTCTACCAATGAAGAAGGCAGCGACGATAAGAAGAATTGCTTGTATCGTACAAAGAGTTACCATCATTTGGAGTTATTTTTAATTGTTATTACTATGTTCATTGAGATGCCGTCAACCTTGTTGAGGAGTGCCAACACGTCAGATATTTTGCCCACCACGTCGAGCTTGACAACATCTCTTGCAGTTACATTATTCATGTGCCAATATGCCATTGCATCAGCGTCTTTGGCTATCTTAAACTTCGTTGCCATATCATCTGCGACTATCACCGGTTAACTCAATTACGTTATAAGTCTTGAAGCGGTCAACAAGACGGCCATAGGCATCACCTTTGGTGAAGCGAGCAATCAGCGCAGCCTCATCGAGGTTGGTGGTGATATGTGCGAACTTTCCCCAACCTGCCCAAATGTCATTACGAGCGAGTAAGAACTCGTCGGTTAGCACCGAAGTTTTCATGCCGAAGAAAACTTTATCATCATTGATGCCAACATCGTTGAGGCAAACGTTTTCCGGTTTAGGCATGAAGCCTCGGCTTTCCTCTTCGTAGAATGTATATCGGTCCAGGTTGTTGTGAATGGTGTAGTAGTTTACCATCTGCACAACAGAGAGGTTGTGGAAGTATCGAGGGGACTCGATGCGTCGCAGGTATTCAGAGAAGCACTGCATCAGCATGGTTTTGCCAACACCAAGCTTGCCCTTGAGCAGTATATTCTTGTGCAGCTTGTAGCCACGTTCGGGAAATACTTCCTCAGCGAGTCGGCAGTTGTTGAAGTACAGGAGCAGGAAGCGCACCACCTTCTTGTTGTGTTCGTCGATAACGAACTCTCTATGCTGAGACTCCATGACAATGTTGTTGGCTATGTAGAGGAACAGACGAGCGTGTAGATCATACACGGCAGGGTCTGTAAGGTCGGGATAAGCTTTAAGGGCTTTGCGTCGATCCATATCGGCTTTCTGTATGCACTTTGAAATGTTCATAATGTCATACGCTGCTGCATCGGACTGTTTATGTTTGAGCGTGTTGAGCATAGCTTTATCCCATTCGAGATTTCCCGATGGTTTTTGGCCATACTTGGCAAGCTCATCTATTAGGCACTGCGGATAGTTCATGATTGATTAGGTATTAGACATCCATTCCTCCGAAGCCACCGTTATACGTGTAGTCGGAAGGTGGTTGCTGTTCTGAATTTTTTTGGTTAAGCTTTAAGTCTCGGTTCTTAATTCTCATCACGGAGATTAGATGCCGCGACCAATCGCTGTAATTGTAGTGAGTAGTATTAGACAGCTCCCATTCTGTCACGACGGCATCAGCCAACGTGTGGAGCTGCTGAATGTCATTGTAAGCCAACCCGAAGTTTTTACAGAGCAACTTTAGGTTTTCTTGTTGTCCGTCGGCAAAGAACTCTTTGAGCCACTTTTTATTGTCGTTGTTGACAGGAGCCTCCGGACGTGGAAGCACCTCCGGTTGAGGTGTAACACTCGGTTTCGGCTGTTGTGGCTTAGGTTGTGACTTTGCCGGCTGAGGCTTTTGTGTGGGAGCTGTCTTGCGTTCGGTTGTTATAAGCGAGAATTGGTCAATACGGCTCATGCGTTTGTTGAGGCGTTGAATATTGCAGTAGCGCTGCTGAATGCCTTTCGATGTTAGCACGTGTTCAGTGTCGAACATATCTTTATTAAACAACCCCAACGCCAAGCAGGTATTAATGACCTCCGATATATACGCCTCCTCAAAGCCCGAAAGTTCCGAGCAGATGAAAGGCAACTCATCGTCCCACTGCATGTAGTACCCATTCTTGTAGATAAGACAGAGCAGGAGAGCATATACCGTGACAGCCTTGCCACTTTGACGCTTGATTAGTTTGCGTATGCGAATATCTTGGAAAAAGTCTATGTCGAAGGGGAAATATTCAAGCCCCGACTTAGCAATTCGTGCCATGATGTGATAATGATTGGTATTGGGTTAATCTCGTTGATAATAGGTGGTTCTTAAATCTCGTTGATGACAATTCCGTGCACGTGCAGCATCAGCTTTCGCTTGATGATATACTCCGGAGTTCGCATCCCTTTGGTATCTTCGACAATAGTTTTTCCATCCTTGTCATAGACGAAGTCCGCTCGATAGGAGCATTCTTTTTCTAATAGATTGCCGTCGGCATCGCGTTGTGTGGGAATAAGCACGAATTTCACCTGTTCACGAAGATTAGATATAAGGCCGGCACGCTGCATCAGCTTTAGAGCGTCGGCACGTCGGTGTTCCTTTTTGGAGTCGTAGCCTCCGGACTTCTGCGCACCGTACTTACTCTTCTTAGCCGGTGCAGCGAGCATTGCCTTATATTCTTCAATCGTCATTCGATTTACCAATCTTGTATTTGAACACGTCAACAATCTTAGTCTCGGAGATTTGCTCAACCTCATAGTCAGCCATAGTGCCTTTCATACCTTCATGGAAACGAGCGAGAGCAGCGTCGAAGTTGTCCGCCTGTACGAGTATGTAAGACGCTGCACGCTTCTCTTGTGCTGTTTTCTCATCAATGGTGATGAAGTTTACTTTGACTTTGTAGTACTTATCGGCACCAAGTGCAGCCCAAAAGATTTCGGAGATTTTGGTCTTGCCGACGTTGAGAACGTTGAACTCACCGCTGATAGAGGGTGTAATCTCTTCGATAACACGAGCCTCAGCCTCGGTACAAGAGAGAGCATCGACGAGGTAAGGGTCAGTTACTTTTACAGTCTTGCCGGTTTCCGTCATTTTCTCGGAACGGACTTTTACTTCAATCCACTGTGCCATTGTTGAGACGGTTTTTGAGTTGTTTGTAGATGCGGAATTTCACGGTGCGAGAAGCAGGGACAACGATTGTTGTGCCGTTGCTGATGTTGCGAGCTTTCTTTTCCTTGGTGGTCTTAGGTTCGAAGGTGCCGAAGCCACGGAGGTAAACGCCCTCACCTTTGACGAAAGAGTCGGTAAGGATGTCGGTGAAGCCATCGACAGCACGGAGGGCAACAGATTTTGAGAGTTCGGGAATGCGCTCACATAGAGCAGCTGCGATTTCTTTTCTTGTCATTTTGTTTTTTGTTTAATGGTTGTTGTTTTGAAAGTTTTCTTAGTAGTAGTGTCAGAAGCCTGTGAGCGTTTATTGCCTTTAGATCGTCTGTTCCAATGTTGTCTCTTGCACATTGGAGCAGGATAGGCAACTTCTCTATCAGAAGAGAGAAATCTGAGTTTGAGATTGACTTCATACACCATCATTGTTGAGGAATGAATTTACAAGTTCGTCGAAATACATCTCATCGGTAGGTATATCATCATCAGAGGCCATTATTTGATTGGCGATGCTCCGCTTTTTATGAATTATGCGATAGAGCACCGGGTCAATGGTGTTGCGTCCGATAAGATAGTAGCAGTTGACATTATCCTTTTGCCCAATGCGGTGAGCACGGTCTTCACATTGGCAGCAATCGGCATAAGTCCAGGGGAACTCCACAAACGCCACGTTAGAAGATGCTGTGAGCGTCAAGCCCACACCGGCAGCTTTGATGGAGCATATTATCAGCTGAGCCTGTCCGGACTGAAAGGCATCGACAGCAGCCTGTTTGTCTTGCATGCTGTCACTACCTGTAACACGGACGGCATCGGGGAACTCTTTTTGTAGCTCCTTGACAATCTCTTTGAGAGAGCAGAACACAATCAGCGGTTTGCCATTTGCCAAGAAGTTTCGTATAAAGTCAGTAGCCTGTTTCACTTTACCTTTGGAGGCAAGCGAGCGAAGGGTCATAAATTCGACGAGAGCTTTCATGCGCATCTTGCGACGAATTTCACGATCGGTGCAGCCAATGTATTCACGCAGGTAAGCAGCGAGGTCAGTGGCTGCAACATCATACTCTTCACGGTTGGATATTTCCACATGTAGGTCGGTACGTTGTTTGTCGGGGAGCTGAGTGAGCACCTTGCACTTCTCACGACGTATCATGCACGATGAATACAATTTGTCGGAGAGTTCAGAGAGGTTTTCGTTCTCGCCATAGTCGGAAAGGAACTTGCCACGGCCACCGAAGTCAGAGAGCAGCCGTCCCATTATGGCGAGTTGTGCCACGAGGTCTTGTGCATGGTTGACTACCGGTGTGCCCGACAGCAGTATGCGCCACTCCTTACCCTCAACAATGCCACGTGTGAACATGGTTTGTTGTGCCGTGGGGTCCTTCAGACGGTGAGACTCATCCATGATTACAGACTTGAAGATGTTTATATCACGGTTGAAAACAACGTCTTTAAGCATGAATGATTTGCCACCTTTGATGTCCCACACAAAGAACTTCTTTAGGCTCTCATAGTTGACGATAGCCACGTTGAACATTCCCATGCCGAGCAGGTAAGGCCACGATGTGCGAGTGGAGTTGTCAAGCACGAGCGCTTTGCGGTTGGTGAACTTCTCAAACTCACGTTGCCAATTTATTTTGAGAGACGATGGACAGATAACGAGGCAAGGGTATGCTTTAGCAGTATCGACAATGCCGATAGACTGCAAGGTCTTGCCAAGGCCAGGCTCATCACCAATCAAAATGCGGTGCCGGTCAAGTCCGAACAGGATGCCTTCCTTTTGATATTCGTAAGGCTCCACTCTAAGATTATGTTTCAATTCTTTCATAATGCGAGGCACCAATATTGGAATGCTAATTCAAGATACTTATCACGACCACGGAGATA